TAAAATTACCAACTTGGCTTAAATCAAAATTTGGATAAACCTTAAAGTTGTTTTCAACCAAAGCTCTTGATTCCAGAATGGTATCCAAGCCCAAAGAATCCAGGTTTATAGGATCCGAAAAGTTACCGGTTGAAAACGTTCTGTTCTGTTTCTCGCTAGTAGCCGTTGTAAAGTTGAAATTTCCTTGCGTTAAGCCACCTCCGGTAACGAGTTGAAATCCGACAAGATTGTCGGAAAATGTTCCAGCCCCTGTAGCCGGCTGTGGTGGACAAGTATATTTCTGCTCTGCCATTATTGTGTGATGTTGGTAAAGTTCTTGCTAAAATCAATATTATTTCCCCTATCTTGTCTAACTTCATACAGCAATTCATTGAATTGGTTTCTGATTTCGTATAGGTTATACTGCTTATAGATATTATTCTGCCCATCATAAATGGTGTAAACGCCGTCTTCGATTGATTTGGTTTGATTTCCATACAATGCCAAAGCCAACGTTGATATATCGTGTTCCGCCATTTCTATATCCAAAGTAATCGGATTGAAAAATGTATTAGTGATTATGACATTTTGATTTGGCTGACCAATATACGGTACAGCATTCGGCTTATTTGTTGGTGCCGACGATGGGGAAAGCGTACAGAATATAAGATTGGTATTATTATCGGTATATCTATATCTGATTGCTTTTTGGGAGCTGTTTGTTAAATTCTGAACAACAGGTTCGCAGAAAAAACTGGAAGTAATTATTCTGAAAAAGTTTGGTATCTTTGTTCCATCAGAATTAAGATACTCAATTCTAAATCCGACAAGCCCTTGGTTTACAAATTTATTCCTATATTCGTTAGGTACGGAATTCAAATCAATAATAATACCTCTAACATTTGGTAAAGCAGATAAAACACCACAATCCAATATGGTTGTTCTTATTTGAGCGGGTCTTATGTAAAGAGTATAAATCCCCAATCTATTGAATTGATCTGCAGGCAATGTTAAATTATATAAACCACCAAGAATTTCAACATTGGCGTTTCCTCCCGTATTAGCATTATTGAAATACGGTCTTAAAATTGATTTTGCATCCAATTTTGTTAATACAAAGTTATCTGTCTGATCTCTTGAAGGTGTATAATTCAAAATTATTTCAACATCTTCTGGTGATACATCTGAGCTTCTAATATTTCCGTAGGCTCCAACACTCATATTTTTTTATTATAAATACTATCGTTATATTTTTATTACATTAAAAAACCCATAACCATACTTGGTTAAATCGCCAATATTATCCACCTCATTCAATCTTTGAAGTCGCTCCAATGCCGAGTTTTTACCCCGTTCAATAAATACATTTGATTGTATTTCCGGAGCATCAATAACATTTATCAAAAACTCCTCTTTGGTTATACCAGAACAGACAAGCATATCGGCAGTTATACCTGAAGAATAAACGGCAAATATTGTTGTTCCATCGCTATAATCGTAATAATCAATATCGTTTATTGTGTATGCGGTATATACATTATCAATAGATGGTCCGTGGAAAATGCCAACACTACCCGATGTCCCAGTTACGGGAACACCAATTTTAAACTTGCCGGCATAGAGATTATATTTGCTACCATATTGTGTTAAATCATTTACCGATGATTTTGTGTATCCGGTAACTAAAAATGGTACCGATGTGTATTGATAATCGGTCTGTAATTCAATATCGCAAACTGAATCCCCTGTGAATAGATAATCATACATGAGGGATGTGCCTGACCAGCTACCACCCAATGGTGTGAAATAAGCAGTTCCATTTGGGTTATCAACTGTTGTTCCTGTAAACGGAAGATTTACGGTTTTTTCAACCACATTTGTACCCCAAGGACTCATACCACTCATAACGATTTTGAATTGACCGTCCTGAGCATATGTATGTGAATAATAATTAGGAGATAAGCCATTAACAGTTTCTTGTGGTGTGCCGTCGCCCCAATCTATTTTATAATCGGAAAAAGATAAATACTTCTTGAACTCCCTGTTAGATGTATTATAAAAATAACATTCGTATGGATTGTTTATATCACCTGAAAAAACAAAATTGGTCATCGTTTGTTGTTGAATAACGAAACCATCAAATACGGAATAATAACCAACATCAATTGCAGTTTGATCCAAGAAAACAGGAATGGTTAATCCCGTTAAAATCGATGAACCATTTGTACCTCCGCTAAGAATATCCGTCATTGACGAATAAACATAAGTTAAACCACTATAATTGACTGTTGTTGAAGAAGGACTTATATCACAGCATGGATTGCCAGGAATTGGTATAACGTTTGTTCCGGCATTATAAGGTGCTAAGAACAAATCATTGGCTATAACTTCTGGTGAAATCCTAATACTATAATATCTTTCCATTACGGGTTTACATATTCAAACCACTTTATGGTGGTCAATCGGTTATCGAACAAATCGAAAATCTGATAAGTTTTTGTATTATAATCCAATACAACCTTATGATAAAAGTAATCGGCTCCATTAAATAAATATGGACTTGGTACAGGGTTCGGCGTAGTAGTGGTTGTCGTGGTTGCATTGAACGCGGCTTGAGTTGTTGTCATCATTTTAACAAACACACCAAGTCTGGCGTCAAAGAATTTGGCAGTCATATAAAATGTATCCAAACTCAGAAATTGTTTATTAACCAACCAATAAATGAAAAACCCTTCTTTATCCCCAACATAATCCAATTTAAAAACTGGTTTTTTTATTTGAACGGGAGGAACCGATGGAGATATGCTTGCAGTTTCGGTAAATCCTTGTTGTACCGGTATTATTATTGTAAAATAATTTGATTGGGTTGCCGAATCTCTTGTGTCATAAAAATCCAATTTAAAAAATGATTTTGTAAATGGGTTTCTATAATAATATATCTGATCGCTAGTGAATCCCTCAGATAAATAACTTGTTGCCCAATCAGATGGTATTGATGTCCCTAGTGTTGTATTATCTCCACTATAAAAATAAAACTCATAAAATATTTCCGTTTTATCATTGTTTACGTGTGGAGCATGTGCAAATCTTAAAATCTCAAAATCCTCGGCAACACCAATAATATCTTCCAATACCTCATCTTCATACATCTCAATACTATCGGTTCTTCCTGCGAAGTCCCAATTCATCTCAATCGGAATATTTATTACCCGATTGCCAGGTGTAATGGTAAATAGAAATTTATTACTCACAGTCGTCGCTTATTGGATCAGGTATTATTGTTTGTTCTGTATAATTAGTTCCTTCAGGTATTATTCTGAAAAAATAATCAGAATAAGGATAATGTGCACCATTTAAAAATGGATATGATATGCCCAATCCACTGCTATCGATAAATCCATATGGATATAAATCTCGCCATATAAATGTGTTTAAGGACGTTGAAAAATAAGAATAATTTGGTATGTTTTCAACATCTTGTGGATTACCATTTTCAATATAATCAGAATAAACTCTTGTTGGTAAAGAATAATGAGGTTTATAATAATATCCTCTAGGATTGGTTAAATTATCACCTGTCGTGAATACATAATTGTTGAACTTTATCTTATGATATATTTCCGATATAACGCGCTCATTTTGCTCGTAATCGTTCCATTCACATACAGCCCCATCCATGGTATCCCCAGAGGAAAAGGATTCAACATAGGTAAATACAAGCGGTCCTCCGTTCAGTCCTAGATTTGCCCCAGCAGTTGTTGTGTAAGCACCTATAGAAAAATCCGTATTAGAATAACTATTCGCATCGTCCCACCAGTTGCTTGGATTGGTAATGTTGCTAATTGGATCGGTAGCCAATGGCAAATTGAATTCATACCCCTGTTTCATTTGTTTTGGTGTGAAATTATCTGTACCTATTGACCACCCAAAATAACCTTTCCATAGTACGGTAAAGAATAATTCGGTTATAGGTCTTTTCTGATTGTCAATAAGAGGATTTATTTTTATATCGGTATTGAAACTTAATGTATATGATTGACTACCTTCTTTTATTGAAACCCTTGCTACGCCGTTTGGGGTAAATCCACTGCTTTCGTATTTTTTTACTGTGCCAAAAATGCTTTGCTCGAAACCCGCTTTTCCCATAACAGCATCTTGGGGGTTGGTCAATATCTTATGTCTTCTTACATAATATTCGGATATTGTATCAGTTTCATTTTCGTTGTTGATTACCCTTTTTGCCGTTCCTGTAACCCCATTATTAAATGTTGTCCCAGTATAACCAACATTTATTATTGAAAAGACATATTCATCACTACCATAAGTTTCAGCACCCAAAGAATAAATTTGAAACAAATCGTTTCCATTGTAATCGAAACTTAATTTAACATATTCACCTGTTGATAAACCATGTTTTATTGGGCATCTAAATGATATGATATCTCTACCATTATATGTTGTATTTTCAATAATGAATGGAATACCATCACCAACAACCCAATTTAAATAAGTTCCGCTTTTATTATCATATGCTTGTAATATCTTATTATAATCATTCTCGAAAGCATAACTAACAAAGAAGTTCCAATTGTATGACGATGCGCTGATAGGAGAAAAAATTAAATGTTCATTTGGCGGTTGTGTATATCCGGGAACATTGTAATCGTTTCTTATAAAATCAAATTCATTGTATTGAGGCAATCCTGTCCAAGAAACAGATTGTGCATTTCCTTCACATTGTGCCGCCGCAGCAGTTGCTGCATTCAAATAATACAAATTGTTTTCAAATGGTGGATAATTGGTGAACCCTGAATATGAGTTCTTGAAGATAATAGAGAACTTAGCCGTTGGGCGCATTACATCGGATGCCTGTCTTTCGTTGTCGAATACTTGTTCAAGTCCGATATCCATCGTTCTATCGTATTCAACAATTTCTTTCATATTCTGATTAAGAGGAACCCTAACGGATGTATCCGTATCGGGCGCCCCTTTAAACCTAAGCGAACCTAAAACTATTCTAGTATCATCAATATTTTCCATTATTCAATTGTTTCAAATTTTATCCATTTCCTAGCAAATCTATCAAATGCTGATTTACCTTTCTTCAAACCAAAATAGAAATGGAAAGGTGCACCAACAGTTATTACCTTAGGCAATGGATTGTTTGTTGGACTTTGACCATTTGGTAATGGATAGTAACCACCATCATTAGGCGTTGTTGCGCTGTAGGCATAAATGTATCCTTTCGAATCTCTTGGATATGGACTTATAGCTGAATTGGTTCTAAAATATCTCGAATTAGGGTTTAACCTATCCATTGATTGGTAATTATAGCTGAAGTAAGTTTTCCCACCGTTTGTTAATCCGCTAGTGTACCAATCATTTGTTTGAGAGCCAAAGATATTATCTGGATCACCTTCTTTTATTTCCCATTGATAAAATGGAACCTCTTGTGAAAAACCATAGAAATTGTTGAATGCGCATGGATTTGTAACCATTACAACATCATTTATAATAGTTCTTTTTGGTGTTATAAAATCCCTTATTTGTGTGTCAGATGAGAAGAATATGCCAATAACACCATCATCAGTATCGCCAGCATTAAAGTAAACGGGATCTTGACCACCAACCACTTCAGGGTAATTTTCAGGTTCAAATTCTGTTACACCAAGTTCGGAACTGATTGAAATCATTTGAGCATAATCAGCATCAACGGTTAATCTTCTTCTATTAAAATATGTAAATATATTGGATCCACTTGCACCAACCATAGCGGCAATGACGCTTGTATTTGCAAGTCGGCTTATAATAAAGATATTCAATATCTCACTTACATCGGTAAATGTGGTGGTGGATAAATCGGGCATAACATAGCCATCGTATTCATCGGACATTACTATTTCTTGCAAATATGCGCTTCTTGGACCCAAATCCATAATGGTTGTTGGGAATAATAAGTTTCTTATATTTGTGCTTGAAGATGGTGCTTCTTGACCAACAAAGAAGGATGTTGTTGTGCCCGAGAAATATGGACTACTTCTATAATAGAAATTGTTGGTGGTATTATCGAAGTGAATTACATCAGTACAAAATTCACTATATGGTTGATTGTTGGCATCAAAAAATCTATTGTTTACAAAAGCAAATGAATATAGAGTTCCATTTATCCAGTTATTGGTAAATAAATGTGACCATACATTTCTGCAAGCGCCAAATACAATACTTGTTCTTGAAATCCATTCCGTTAATAATTGAATGTCCTTACCTAATGAAATCAACGGTGTGCTAATAAGAAGATAGCAACCGTTATTGAAAATATCCTTCCCGTTAAATGTTTCACAAGGACCACTATTAACAATAAACTCACCTTGTTGGAAATCGTAACAATCTAACGGAACGGAATCGGTACAGTTATTTAAGCTATTTACAAGTTGATTGGTGAAGTTTTGCGGCGTGTCGTTGTCTGATGGTCCTGGTATATAACTTGTTATTCCACCACCAGGTATCGGTGACTGAAAAATACCATAATCATCAGATAACGCATATATACCAAGTGGGATATTGCTTTGCCAAGCAAAACTGAGGTTGCAATTATTGGTTAAATTAGTGGATACAGGTAATCTATCAGATCGCATAACTATTTGACGACCACTACCAACATTATAAACCATATCTACATTACTATCATATTGGATTGATATATATGTTGTCTGAACATTAGGGTTAAATACAATATTAAAAGCACCGCAAATAGGATGATAAGTACTGTTCCCGTAAAGCATTATCATTAATGTTCCACCTTCAATAATTTCACCGAAACTAGTAGGAGATATAAAATAACCTCTATTTGTTGTTGTGTTTAATGAAAAATAAAACAAATCACATGGACAACCATTCGCTTGATCTAAAATATTCCATTCTTTTGTAAAATCATTAGTATTCCTAACCCTTAATCCATAATTATTATCAAAAATTGCACCGTCGTTTACAGAAGAACAACTTCCACAATCCAATGGTTGAAAAGATGTGGCGTTATTATCTAACGAAGAATAATAAGTGTTTAAGTTAGACGTAAACGCTGAATAACTTTGTGGCACATAATCGTATGTATTATAATACAGATACTGGTTGGAATAAGATGAATCTAAGTCATAATTATTATTTAAATCATGTCTTACATTTTTAAATCCTGGTTGTATTGGTATATTTAATTTATAGTTTCCTGACACAATAACATTGTTATATGAGTCAAAACCAAATATCCTACTTAAGTCGTATTTAAGAGGTATTCTATCTGAGTATGGATCAACACCTCTAACCATAAATACACAAGTTAGGTTTTCATAGTTATCTATGGACGTTAAAGGATTATCAGAGATATCTTCAGAGCATCCAGGATTTGTAGTTCCGCTTATTTTATTTATACGCATATCGTTATTCAAGAATCTTGAATCCAACGAATTTGGTAAAGCAGATGGAGATATATCATTTAATGACAAAAATTGCGAATATGTCATCGCAGTTATAACCTGAAAATACTCTATATCGGTAGGGTACTTGTGGAAATAAACATTATTTGTGGGTGGCGGTATTGTATAAAATGTTGTCCCTATGGTATTATTAGGGTTTGAATAATTAACAGTTATTTGATATGGTGTTGGCGGATCGTTGTAGTTTAAACTATAACCCGTAATCGCATTATTACCAAATTCATTCGTTGCCCCACTTATTGAGTTAATATCACCACTTTTTGTTGGATCCTGAAAAGTTAATAATAATCCTGTTGTTATGTTTTGCAAACTTTCAGGTGTACAAAGCATAAAAGTAATATTATCATAATGGTAGTTTGCACCATTATCAAAACTAACTTGTATTTGATTAACTCCCCCGCCTGGATTATCCGTACTATCCTCAAAAAACTTGGCTTTCGTATTAAATAAATTTATCCTTTCAGCCAAAGTTAAGCTAGAAGTAAAATAATAATACAAATCATTGTTTTCATCTCTAGCCTCAACGAGAGCCGGAGTCCTCGTCTGACAAGTTTCATCTGAAGCAGGTGGGTTGCCTAATAATGCTCCGGCAAATAATTGATTAACATATATCGAATCTGTATCAGAATTAATAGTATCGGTGTTATATGGTCCGGAATCGAGTAGAGCTAATTGTAAACCCGAAAGATTGGGTGAGTTTTCACCCAATTGAGTCCCATCATCTAAATCACCTGGATTAGAACAATTGCAAAACTCACACTGATCATAAAGTAGTATAGGTAAATTAATTCCTTTTAATTTAAGTTGCCAAAGTTTAACAGTGGCTGTAGTTAATGCTGCCGCCAATCCAAACCAAGCTAATGATTTTAAAATTGCAAATATTATTAAACCAAGAGCAAACGGCGCAGTACCTGTAATGGATGATAATTCAATGCCGCCTAGAATGAGTGAATATAATGCAAGACCGGGTAAGATAATAGCCCTTAATAAATTTAAGAAAATATATAAAGCATGCAATATAAAAATCATTGCATACAATACTGGTCTGAATATGAACATTGCAAACCCAAACAACAAGAAAATAATATCCATCCTAAAAGATGAATCGTTTGTTGGAAACTTGTTATTGTCGCTCTCGCAAGCATCATCCAATATATTCTTAATACCAATAATTCTATTAGGCAATGTACCTTTTCTATATTGGTCAATCATCTGTGATACCGTATAAACCTTATTATATGTCATCATATAAAAGGTATCTTCACAATCTATTGCCGCTTGAACATCAGCATATTCATTCCAATCCAAACTGAACGCATAGGACTTATCAACCAATGTTGTATTGGATATTGTTCCACCGCTGCTCCATCCATATTCTCTAACATTGGGAACCAAATAATATGCTCTCTTTATATTCTCTGATAACTTAGGTGATTGATTCCATTTAATCTTAAATCTATATTTTCCTTTTGTCGGAACACCAACAGTTGGATCATTCGATATAACCCTTTCACCAAATTCATTTGTGGTTACATAGTCATAATTCATTGGAACATCAACCAACCAAGTTCCATTTTCGTCAATAACCTGACCACCGCCTTCCAATTCGTATTGTTCAAGAATGGGCAATCCATTCTCATCTTGTTGAATCGTTTGTCTTATTGCTAATATTTCACCAGGTCCCGTAGCCAATCTACATAACTGACCTTGCCTGAATTTAGGTTTGCAATTATTCTTTAATGCCAATCCATCAATATCGGATACAATTGATCCCATAAAAATGGCTGTTGGGGTAATAGTGATATTGGCTTCGTCCGTTAAATCAAAATCAGTTCTAGTGATTCCAAGATTGCATATTTCAGGTTGTCCCCATAATGGTTCAACTTCAATCGTTCTGTTTATGCTTATAATCTGTGGGAGTTCATTTAAATTGCTCGATGATCTAAAATTGGTTCCTGCAACTTGTGCATCAGTTGCAACACCCATTCTAATCAAATCCTGTGGAGATAATGAAAACTCGCCGATATCGGATAAGTCAATATCCACATGTATTGTCTGAGAACCAACAGGAACGCCGAAAAGCATAAAATCACCACTTTCATTAGTATTTGCTGTGTACTTAAAATACTTGTCAAAAATGGTAATTAGAGTTGGATTGGTTAAAACATCCTCTCTTGTTGGAAATGTACCTGTTGGATTATGTGCCGAATATGACTTAACATATGGTAATAAATTATATCTATACCCATCCTCGTTCAAATCACTCAATGTGGTGTAAGGATATAAATCTGATATAATTGGATTGGTAGAATCTGATTCAGTTAATGGAATGAAAATGGAAACCTTAGCATTTGGAATACCATATCCATTATTTGCTGTAACCCTCCCTACAACCACACCATAGTCAGAACACTGTCTAGTATAGATTTGGTTCTGAACAACTTTAATCGATAAGATTTCAAGGAAATCAAAATCTTGATCGAGTTGTACCTTTATTGACTTATCTACACCGACTTGCGTTCTTATTCTATATGATTTGGGCATCTGGGATATCTTTATAGCTTATTTATTAATTAAATTATTAAAGTCAAGAAAAATTAACAGTCTTAAGGTTTTTAACCCTTACATTGATATCCTTGCTTGGGAATCTTACCTGATAAGTTTGCGTTGGCTCAGCGAATATTGTGTCATCAATAAGTTGTATTTGTTTGGTTTCAGCATCAATATATCTTTGAGATGTTTGAGATGAAGAATATTGACCACCGACTTTATTGAATACCTGAATATCGGATACGGAAATAACCCCATTCTGGGATTGAATCAAACGCCTTATTTCAGATACATAAACATTCTGTCCCATTTGTATATTACCAGGATCAAAATAAGTTGAAATGGTATCAGCAATCTGTGCAATAACAGCACCTTGGTTTTGACTATTATCCAATACAACATCAATGTTCATTGACAAATCAATTACATTTGCAACCTCAACCGATATATAGTCGTTTATCATTCTGTAGTTCGATAAATAATTTGCCACATTGCTTATAAGCGTATTCGAAATAGTTTCGGTCAATTTTCCGGTTGAATCGAAAGAAAGCATTTTGATTTTAATCTTGTTGTTTTCCTCCGTTACCGCAACTTTTGCTGGTGCACCAAATTGAGATGGCATTGTTCTGATTATCGATTCGTAGTCATTTATTGTTACCGCTCTGTTTTGAGCTGAGAAGTTAAAGCCGACATAATTTCTAATCTCTTCTGTTGTCGGAGCCGCTGCACCACCAATGGCTGCCGTTACATTTGTACAACTCAATGAATTGATTACACTCGTATTTATGGACGCGGATGGACCATTAACCGAGAATGTAATCGTCCCCACTTGGTTTATAACGTTTACACCCAAATTACTGCCTGTTCCGCCTCCAATTCTGTACTGCACGAATAATGTACTGTTCGCCTTTAAAGTGCTCCCTAAGGCGAAATTATTGGAATATTTGTATAGGTTTAAGGTTAAACCATTTCTAGCGAACTCTCTTAATTGTTCATCTGCTGATTGACTGCCACCACCAAATGTCATTTTCATATAACCCTCTGGTGTATATTCGGTAATGAACTTATTACTAGTCGTAATGTATTTTCCGACTTTAATACCGGGAGAGTCGGAAACTTTTGTTGGGTCTTCGACAAATACACGGTCTTCCGCCAATGCTTTTACCTCATACCATCTGTTATCCAATCCTAGAAACTCTTGTGCGGAAGGTACATTTGCATATTGGGTTCCATCTTTCAATAAAACGCTGGTTACACCAAGAACATTCTTTTCAGGTAAAAACAGTTCAAAGAAAGGTTTTACATCATTTGCCGTAATCGTCCTTTTGAATACTTTGGTTACACCATTTACAACGGTTTCCCTTTTTACAATAGTATAATTCAACAACCTATTGTTTGCATCGAAATTTGGTATCTTAAGTCTATTTGGAAACCCATCAGCATTTAAAGGCGATGCGAAATCAATATCATAAACCGTTTCAAATACCTGACCGGCACCGTTTACCTGAGATCCTCTTCTAAGTATTCCACAATATCTCAAATCTTCTTTATCTCCGAATGCTGGAACAGTTATGGAAAAATCAACCAATGCAACGGATGGTCTTTGTCCGGGTATCTTTAATCCGTATGTCCTTGCAATATTGAATACGGATGATCTTTGTTGAGCATATTGTAATACCGTTTCTTGAATGCTTCGGTCAATATTGAATTGTAGGTTATCCGTTACCGCAGCATTCAAATCCAATAAAGCAGAAAATACGGATGCATCATTGAAATTATCAACAAGTTCCGGATAGTATGTTCTTGTAAAATTAATTAACTCTGTACGTATGGATTGAAAATCCCTTGTTGTATAGGATATCTTTTTGTTCGCCATTACTTTTTATTGATAAATATAATGGTTTCCGAATTCCTGAATTAACTCTTTAATGTATCTGAAATCATATTAAAAACTTCATATCGGTTGCCCGAATAATCGACCAAAGTATCTATATCATCAGAGTCCAATGAATGACCCTTTATCATAATTATTTTTTCAGCCGTTAAAAGTTTATTATCTGAATGTTTTAATAACATGTATATATCATGAGAATCTAGTTTATTTCCAATTCCTTTAATTATTTTTCCTGAAAGAACATCACGATATTCACTAAACTCCAAAAAATATAGTAAATTGTTTAAATCAAACTTATTAAAATATTTTGGATTTTTATCTACAAATGCTACCTCGTATTCAGTTGGTCTGTTATAATCAATATCTTTATTCCTATTATAAAAATAATAATTTAAAAACTGACCATCATTCTTTATTTTATCAAACTGATATTCAGTCAACGCTAATCCAGTTGATACATATTGTTTTAGTAAGTCGTAGTAGGTCATAGGATTGTTTTAAAATAATTACTATATCAAACCAAGTTCTTTTAATTTTTATTGATAAATATAATGGTTTCAAAATTACTAAATTAATCAATCAGGTATTTTATTTGGCGCAATACCAGCTTGGATTAATATATTTTTTGTTTTTTCTTTATCATATGAATTTTTTATAAGATATTCTATATCTTTTGAATTCAACTCATTACCTTTAGCTTTAATAATCATTTTAGCTATTTCATCTGGGTTTTGGGAATACCTAAGTAAATTATCCATATAATATAAATCAAACTCATATAAGTATTTATTTACTTTATCCATTCCAATTAATCGAGCTATTTCATCTGGGTTTTTGGAAAATGAAAGTAAATATTCTATATTTCTTGAATCCAACTTATCCCCTTTAGCTTTAATAATCATTTTAGCTAGTTCATCTGGGTTTTGGGAATACGTAAGTAAATATCCTATATCATATGAATCCAAATTATCCCCTTTAGCATTAATAATCATTTTATCTATTTCATCTGGGTTTTTGGAATAAAAAAGTAAACGTCTTATATCATTATAATTCAACTTATCCTCTTTAGCTTTAATAATCATTTTAGCTATTTCAATTTGGTTTTTGGAATATTTCATTAAATATTCTATATCATTTGAATCCAACTTATCCCCTTTAGCATTAATAATCATTTTAGCTATTTCATATGGGTTTTTGGAATATGAAAGTAACGTTTTTATATTATTTGAATCCAACTTATCCCCTTTAGCATTAATAATCATTTTAGCTATTTCGTCCGGATTGGATGAATATTCGATAAAATAAATCAAATTATTTTGATCGAATCTTGAAAAATATTTTGGATTGGCTTCGATAAAATCTACTTCATATTCTTTTAAAGAATAATAACCTAATGTTTTATTTCTAGCATAAAAATAAGAATTCAGTAATTGACCATCATTCTTGATTTTATCAAATTGATATTCACTCAAGAGTTTACCAACTGATACATATTGTTTCAATAAGTCGTAGTAGGTCATTATATATTTATTATCACAAATTCGGATGGACTAAACGCACTATCATTTATGATGTAATCAATTCTTATTTTAGCCGTATGTTCGGCAACGCCAATATTGGGAACGGTGAATTCCCTTTGACCATCTGAATTAATGAACGTACCCTTGTTTTCCTCGCCTTCTGATGCAGGTTTAATGCTTATATTGGTAACCGTTATATTTGGAATATATTCTGCAACGGATTCTCTTATCTCAGTTTCCAAATCTGAAAAGGTTGGACCATCCATTGGTTCGAATATATACTCATACAATCGAGTTCCAAAATTTGGTAAATAATATCGTGTTCCCTTTCTGGTTAAAAGAAGATGCAATAAACCACTTCTTATTTCATCATCATTTGTTTCGGAAAGTTCAAAATAAGTCCCCTTATAAGAATCTCTAAAAGGGAACACGATACCATATGTTCTGCCCTCAGCCATTATTTATTTGCTCTAGTATAAAGCCAGTCGAACTGTTCATCGGAAAGTGGGTTACCTAAGATTATATAATGAGATAAGTACCTTAGTGCGCCAACCTTTTTGTCGCCAGGCTCAAGCTCTTCTTCTCTACTTTGACCATACTTAATTAGATCTATCAAGAAATCAACACTTGGGTTTGTGTTTTTGGTTATTTCATTTGTCCACTTTTCCTCTTCCGACATTGGTCGGTTTTTAAATTTGGTATAATCAATACCCATCTTTTTGAGGTAATTTTGATAACCCTCAACAGATGTACCAAATTCTGCAATATGACCGGTACGGTTACTAGAATCCGTTAATTGAACTGTACCGTCTTTTTGTAAGTCGTAAACTATAATATGCAAAGGATCGCTCGTATCCAAACTTCCGTCCGGCTTTACGGGCATTCTGTTTTTATCAACAATAAAATAGAAGGTTGAGCCATGTCTGACCCTGTAGCCAGAGTAAGCGTTTCCACCTCCTTTTGCACCAATGCAGAAACTGTAACTAGTTGGTGTTACCCCATAGTGCGAATACTCTATGCATCTGCCAACACTTCTACCCTCGTAAACATCGATACCGTTGCTACTCATTATGGGTTTATCGGTTGTTGGAACCCAGTCCCCAGCGGAAGCGACTTCCCTTTTGGGAGCATCATCTTCATCCAAGCCATCAACGTACTGATGGAAATCTATAAAATTATCAATAACCAAATCTTTTCCATCACTCTTTTTTATAGCCATTGTTTTATATGGTTTTCGAATTTCGAAATTACCTATTTTATTTTTCAATAAAAGCTTTATATATTTACTACCATTTATTACAACGTTTTGAATTGAATCCTCCCAAGTGTAGAGTAAGGCTAAAAGAACTATTGAATTGGATTTTTGTTTTAAATATGTATCTTCTTTAGCTTTCGATATAAGTTGGGCTGCAATTTTTTTTGATTCTTCGTTTGCCCTTTCCTGAGCTTCCTCGTTGGATACCCCATCATCCATAAGTTTAGATATAATATCAGATGATATAATTTTTTCAGCTTCAATATCATATTGACTTGCCTCTAGTAATAGTGCTAATACATTTTTAAGTTTCATATTTTAATTTTATTTTATAAATACTTTATTTTAACAAAAAATAACAAACTAAATAAAACACAAATATATTTTTTTTATTCGATTATTTCAAAAAATAACATTACCTTTGCAAAACAAAAATAACGAAAAATGTCATATAGATCAAATTTATCTCAGAGCGTTATTATAACGGCAACAAACAGATCGCTTCTTGATAAGTATTATCAAGAGATATCTAAACTAAAACCGCTTAGTCGCGAAGATGAAGTTCACTTGTTTAATCTTATTATAAAAAATAACGATCAATCAGCAATTGATAAAATATGTAAACATAATTTGTTATTTGTTGCAAGAGAGGCTAGGCGATATATTTCTAAATTAGGACACTCAAAAACACTTTATTTGGAAGACCTAATAAACGAAGGAAATATAGGTCTCTGCGAAGCGATTAAAAGATTTGATCCGGATAAGGGTCATAAATTTATAACATACGCCGTATGGTGGATAAGGCTTTATATCCTTAAATCAATTCAGGATAATGTTAAAAGTATCAGATTGCCAACCAGTGTTAAACATAAAATAGATGATATAAATAAGATTAAAAACAGAATGGAACATGAAGGCAGCATTGAAGTTTCCTTGCGCGAAGTATATGAAGAGATGAGAAGAAACGGAGATGTTAAACAATGTGAATCATACGGAAAATTTATTCACAATTATAATTTAGGATCTTTCGAAGAAAGTATCAATGATTTTATTGGCGGAGAAAAAGAAGACGGAGAGTTTGCTCAATTGATACCGGATGAAACAACAATGAATGGTGAAGAATTATTGATTGATAGGGAGAAAAAAGATTTAATATATAATATGCTTAACGATTTGGACGATAATAGGTTGTTGTATATAAAACACTTTTTTGGTTTGGACGACTTTGAAAAGTTGACCGTAAAGGAAATAGCGGATAAATATAATAAGCCGGAAGCTAATTTAAGATACGATATTAAAAAAAGTATAAGCAATCTAAAAAAGAAAAACAAACTAAAATTAAGAGAGTTTACTTAGCTAAAAAGCCCGCTTAATTGCGGGCTTTTTTTATTCGTTCTCGTAAAATATTATTAAAAATCTATGATTTCATTTTCCGTATAAGTGCAAAGCAATTCCTCATCCGGTTCTATATTTCTTATTGCAACATAAACATCTTTTTCCAAATCGTGTTTTATATTTGGATTCTGAGAATGATTTACGAAATATGATATATTGATATTATTTACTGTTCTTGACAAGAATATTCCATTTTCATCTGAATTACACATTGTATTTAGATAATCAAGAACTCTTTTATCCACATTAATTAAATCACTCCACTTTATGTAAGTTTTATCTGGATTAACATCTTCGAATATAACTGTATCTTTTTCAATTGGTATTATGCTAAACACGCCTACGCCTGAGCATACAGTCGATGGTTTTAGTCTTACATTACAGTTATTTATTAAGCTATTTACTATTTTCTTTTTCACTGTTTTTAACAAAATTTGTTATGTAGTTATAATCGGTTTCATATTTATTTTCATTTTCTACACTGTAGATATTCATATCTATTCTGTACCCCGGGTTGCCCGTAATTCTATTAAATGTCCATGCTTTATCTGACCAAATTATTCTGTTGTTTGGATATATGAAATAATTTCCATTATCCATTTTAAAAACATGTCCGCATTTATGTTCTGGGGTTTCAGAAAAATTGGTATCGAGCACATTTCTATTTTCATGCGACCAATCCAAAGTGAATAAATAAGTTCCTTGTCTTTTAACACCAGTTATGGATATTAAATCGGCTCTCAATCCAGATAATCTTGCCCTTACTTGTACATCAATATAAGATGAGAAACAATCCCAATATATATGTTCTGTCAAGGGCAATTTTTCAGCATCTTTTTTCCAACAAAAAGCGGATATTGGTCTTCGTGTCCAATTAACACCATTTTCTAGAAAAGCCTCAAACAATGGAACTCTCTTTTCTATTGAAGCAACAGAATGTACATCAGCTAATGTATATTCACCAAATCCTTTCTCATGATTAAACAAGAACTCATTTCTTATGAAACAAGTTATTGTTGGTATATTTGCATTTAAATAACTCATGGTATTAATGATAGTACCACTCTGGTTTTTCCGAATGTTTCCATGCGGCAAATGATGTTTTAGCACCATTATAATAATTTCTATAAGATTGTACAGCGCTATTTACCTTATATTCATCTGGCATAGCCAATGCAAATGGCGTGATACAACCTTTTTCAGGGAGATTGGGTAGATTATCTTCACACCAATCAAGAGCCGATTCGCTCTTGTGTTTCTTACCATATCTAGCCGTATATTCCTTACACAAGGCTCTTGTCATATCAATTAGCCAAAGATAGTTCTCGATACATTCCCTCGCCCAAATCGTACAAGGATGGTTCTTGTGCGTCATTTTGTAAGGGGCTTCATTGCCTGTAACCCAATGCGTAGTGCATAAAATTTGATTTTGTTCCAAAATCATTTTTAAAACGTGTTTGTCGCAGTGATACTTTGCGCAAATGTTTGGGTTCTCGTCTAAAACAAAAATGTTCATGGTGGTTTATGTTTTGATTAACGAGGCAAAGATATAAAAAAACGGTGAAACCAAAAAGATTTCACCGTTTTCAATAAAAGAAATTTTTAATTGGTTAATAACCGTGCAATGCTCTTACACAATCATTTATAATATCATTTTCATTTTCATTGATTGAAAATTTTAATCTAGCACCACAAATTTCACCAGTATCTCTATATTGTTCTTTTACTGTAATAAAACTATATTTCGATTGTAGTGAATCAACTAATCTATTTATTTTATCACATTTTTGTGAACCAGATTTAGCAACTAATGCTAAGCTATAATCTCCTTCTCCTTTATTATATTCAAAAGATATATTATTATCACCAGGTCTTTTAGGATCATTCCAAGCAAATGATATAAAATTATTGCTTACATATCTTTTGGTTGGTTTTTTTGTGAAACTTTTTTTAGCCACTAAGTTGAAAAAATCTTCCGTTTTATCTTTAGGCATTTCCATTTGTTCATTAACAACCCTTTTAACGATTCTGACAATATCCGATTCTGTAAGTCTGATAATTTTTTTCATTTTTATTTTTTAATATAAATATATCAAATAAAAAAAAAACGGTGAATTATTCATCCACCGTTTTAATATTTTTTAAGAAGAGCAACCGAAACATTCAAATGGAGAGTCATCCGGTTTTTTAACAGGCTTTGGTTCCGGTTTTCTTGATATATCGATAGCCAAATGTTTTGCTCCAGTTGAAATAGCCCTGGTTCTTACATAATAGCAAAGCGTTTTCAAACCCTTCTTCCAACCATAAAAATGCGAGGACGAGATTTTGGACATCGAAGGATTGCTCAAATAGATATTCATGGATTGAGATTGGTCAATAAATGGTGCTCTATCCGCTGCCATATCAATCAATTCTCTCTGAGATATTTCCCAAATCGTTTTATACTTCTGAATTAGATGTTCAATCCTTTTGACTTTCTTATCGTAGTTCTTATCCTCATCGTCCAAATACTTATTGAAATTAATGTTCTGAATAGATCCTTCATTCATAATAATTTCATTTTTCAAATCTTCACACCAAATACTAATCTTTTCAAAATCATTGATAAGATATTTGTTGACAATAAGAATCTCACCGCCGATAACCCTTCTGTTAAATAATGCAGAGTGTGCCGGCTCGGTCATTTCAAATGAACCAGTCGCTCGCGCCGAAGAAGCTACAGGCATCTGACAGGTAAACAAGCTATTGCAAACACCATGTTTTTTAACTTTGTCCTTCAAATCATTCCAGTCCCATAGTCCTGATAAATCATCTTCTTTCAATCCCCACATATCGAATTGGAAAATACCATTTGACATGGGAGAACCTTCAAAGAAATCATACGGTTTATATTCACCAGACTCACATAGATTTGCACTTTCGGTAATGGATGCAAAATAAATGGTTTCAAATATCTCTTTATTTAATGTTCTTGATTGCGGAGATGTAAAAACATAATCCATAAGATAGAATACGTCTGCCAATCCTTGAACGCCAATACCAATAGCTCTTTGCTCTAGTCCACCCTTCCTTCCTTTTTCGGTTGAGTAGTTATTGATATCAATAACCTTATTTAAAGCCCTCACAATCTTCCTCGTTTCGACGTAAAGTTTGGTGTAGTTAAATTTACCGTCTTCGATAAAATTTTTCAACACGAGCGAAGATAGGGTACAAATAGCCGTGGTTTGTTCATCTGTTGCTTGATAGATTTCACAATTGTGGATTAGAATGTTGTTTGCGAAAAAACAAGATGTTTCTGGTACTTGAATATCGTACACATCGTATTTTTCTTGGATTTTTTTAATTTTAAGCATAATTAAACGTATTTAAAGATTAAATTTCTATGTTTATTTCTATTGCCTTTACAAACAGCGATTATTGCTGATAGGTTTCCATTTATTTTTTTTGCCGCATCAGTAGCTGATTCGTAAATATTTTTAACACCATTATTATCTATACTCATTATCTTAACTTTTCTACCTTTTTTAATATTAAATTTATATGTATCATTTTCATATCTAAAGATATTAGCATCCGTATTATTTAATAAGCACTTTCTTCGTATAACCTCTTTATTTATACCTGTTTTTTCTGAAGCCTCACTCGCACTTTCAAAACAAATTTCATTTAAGTCATCATATTTTTCTTTAAAAAATATTTTTTTTTCTTTTTTTAATGTTTTTGGTTTTACATAATCATCTTTTTTGGATTTACTTAAAACTAAATCTTTGTTTTCGTATTTCCAATAATAATTATTATGCTTTCCACCATAATTTAATGCTCTATATAATGCACTTGGATTTAAATTATATTTTTTTATAGCATCTAAAGTTTTAAGTTTATCAATAATATTATTTGTTAAAGGGCAAATCATCTCAACAAATGGTAAATTATTATGTCTATGTTGTTTTAAAATTTCTTTAAGATTATCACTCATTTTTCTTCCAGAATTCCAATGATATCCATTTTCCAAAATAAATTTGTGACTATAAGTGTCTTCTATTTTTTTATTATAATTTGGGTTTCCTGCGCCTCTCCATCTTTCGGAACTTATTTTATCTATTTTTTCTCTGAGTCCATCAATATGGATAAATAAGTTTCCGCCAATACCACCGTCTGAAATATTTGTTAATATACCCCCGTCTTTGGATTTTCCATAGTATTTAATTAACTTTGATTCTACATCCAAAACTTTTTTTTCATCATTATCTTTATACACTATTAAGAAATTTGGTTTAAAACCAAGTTTTTGTAATTTTTTTATTTTATTGAATTTATGCGGATTTTTTGACTCATTTAAGTTTTTTTCAACTTCTTTATAATGAATTAAATGTCTCTTTGATTTACTTTTTGCTAATGAATCTCCCTTTCCGACATAGAAAGGCTTATATTTAACAGAGCTATACTCATTATCATAATTACCTTTCTTGGTATCATCTAGTAGGATATAGACATAATATCTCATAAGTTAAATTTATTTAGTTATTTCTAAGATATCGTCTTCTTTAAGCTCATCTGCTCTAACATAGCCCCTATTTTTAGTATAAACTAAATGATCAGGTGTACATTTTAATGTTAAACCTGTTTCTTCATCAATTATTTCCATCACCTCTGAGTTTTTTCTAGTTAAACTACCAGCAATAATTAAAGAAAATTTATTGTCTTTTGTTAAAACCATCAATCTTTCGGATTGATTTATTAAATCAACAACTTCTTTAATTTTTAGTGTTTGAACATCGCCATTCTCTCTTTTAATTACTAAATTAGTATCTCCAACAACACAACAAAGATTGCTTTGATGAATAATACCAATATTTTGATGGTTTGTCTTTTTATTTGCACTATCTTTAGCAGAAAGATATGGAACTCCCGTTTCTATTTGTGACTCAATAATTTTGGACCAAACATCTTGAGCTCTTACTTTCTTGCCGATTCCAAGCTCAACGGCTTTATTATAGTTGTTTTCATACTCTTCGCCATAGCATTCTTGAAGTGGCTTAATACCTGATTTTAGAATTTCATTTGGACAAAAGAGATACCAATCACCATCGTTTTCAACAGCTCTCATAAAGTTATCCGGAATCCATAACGCAGTAAATAAGTCTCTAGCCCTCAATTCCTCAGCGCCAGTATTCTTTTTGATGTCCAATAAATCAAAAACATCTCTGTGCCACGGTTCCAGATAAATTGCCGCTGATCCTGGTCTCCGCCCTTGTTGATTAAAGAATCTCAATGATTCGTTAACGATTTTAAGGTATTTAAGTAACCCTCCTGAGTACCCACCGGTTGTTGAAATTCTGCTTTCCTTGCTTCGAATATTACTCATACAAAGACCAATACCTGCGGCATCGGCTGAGTATGTTGAAATATCATTCAAAGACGCGAGCAAACCCTCTCTGGAGTCCCCGTTATTATAATGGAGAACACAAGAAGCCAGTTGAGGCTTCTTTGTTCCCGAATTAATCATAATTGGTGTTGCCGGAGATATTAACTGACTGGAAAGCGAATTGTAATAACGAATGGCATCATCTACGGTATTTGTAACCCAAACAGCAACACGCATATACATGTGCTGCGGACGTTCAACGGTAACACCCTCAGGGGTTTTTAACAAATACATTTCTCTGAGTGATCGCCAAGCAAAGAAATCAAAGGTAAAATCATTTTCATGATTTATTGCTTCATCGATTTTTTCCTTACCATATTCATCCAATTTTTGAATAAATAAATCATTGATAATTCCTTCATTGTACAATGATTTCATTGTTTCATAGAAACTTGGATTCGTTTCTTTATGGTAAGAAGTGATAGCAACATATGCCGCCATACGGGAATAGTCGTGATGACTTCCAGTATATGATGCAGCAATATCAGAAACTTGTTTATCTAACTCTTTGGTCGTGATCTCACCTTCTGTAGGTAATGATGTAATAACTTTGATGAATATTTCATCGGGGTTAACACTAAGACCCTTAGCCGCTCTTTTGATTCGAGCATGGATTTTTTGAGGATTGAAAGCAACAGCCTCTCCATCTCTCTTTCTTATTCGTAAGGACATCATATTAAAAATCTTCGTTTAGTTTTAAAGGTTCTTTTTGACTCATTTTTGTATATTCGATAGTTCTTGATTCAAAGAAATTGTTCTTAGTTTCAACTGCAATTTGTTCCATAAACTTAAATGGTTGATCAACATTGAAAACTTTGGAACATCCCATTTTAACTAACAAACCGTCGACCACAAACTCTAAATACTGCTTCATTAAATTTGAATTCATTCCAATCATAGAAACCGGCAAAGATTCTGTAATAAATTCTTTTTCGATTTCAAGCGCGGATAACAGAATTTCTTTGATTCTTGCTTCACTTGGTTTGTTTTCCAAATGATTATTCAATAGATGAATTGCAAAATCACAGTGAAGATTTTCATCTTTAAATATAAATCCATTGGCTAAACAAAGACCCGGCATCAATCCTCTTGATTTTAACCAGAAAATAGAACAGAAAGAACCCGAAAAGAAAATACCTTCAACTGCCGCAAATGCAACTAGGCGTTCCTGAAACGAGGCTTTTTCAATCCAATCCAAAGCCCATTTGGCTTTTTTCTGTACAGCGGGAAGTCTATCCAATGCGTGAAAACATTCATTCTTTTCTTCAGGATTGGAAATGTATGTATCAATCAAAAGAGAATACATCAAGGAATGGATGTTTTCCATTGCCAATTGGAATCCATAAAAGAATTTCGCTTCAGGATATTGAACTTCACGATAGAAGTTTTCAGCAAGATTTTCATTCACAATGCCATCTGAAGCGGCAAAAAATGATAAAACATTTTTAATGAAGTACCTCTCATTATCCGTCAAATTAACCCAGTCTTTCCAATCTTGGCTTAAATCCACCTCTTCAACAGTCCAAAAGGCTCTTTGGTGTTGATCATAAAAACTCCAGATATCGTGATACTGGATGGGGAATAGGACAAACCTATTCGGATTTTCTGTTAAAATACGTTCGTTCATAGTATAAAAAAATTAATGTGTTTCGTATTGTTCTCTTTGTTTGCGGCGATCTAGAAGTTCGTTAATTTTCTGTCTTTCAGACTGAGTTTTAACTTCTTCGTGACCCAAAAATGTTGTTTGCTCCGCAGTGTCAATATCAAGCATTGAGTTATCGAATTTACAGTTGGAGAAAACTTGCCCATCCGGACCACATCGGAATTTCGTAATGGCAATATTAGCCAAACCCTGTTCCTTTTGGGCTAGTGATTTTGCAAGCGTGATAATAATTGTTGCCACCTGAGCTTTCTCAATAGCTCCACCCATTTGATCGGTTGTTACAACATCCGCAGAAATAGATTCGCGATTACCTTGGACCGCAGTCCATCCAGCAATATTAAGCTCCTTGCACATTGATTCAAACTCACGCATAACAGGTCCTTGGCTCTTCCAACTATCGGCAGTTTGAATATCCGATGCAATAAGATCAATGTAGTCGATAATAACCATATCTATTTTAATACCATCTTTTTCAAGTTGCTTGATTTGTGATTTAATTCTAGATAGAGTTATTGATCGAGATGGAAAACTTCTGAGAACCAATCTGTTTGTCATAGTTGATTGAATCTCATTCAGCTTTTCCATGACCAATGGTTTATTACTGGATAAATTCTTGGGATGGATTTTTGTCCACAGAGTGTAATGTTTTCTTTTGATATCCTGCGGATTGTCCTCAAAGAAAACCTGTAAAACATTGTAACCAGAATTAAAAGCCGAATTGGAAATTTTAGTTAGGAATGTTGTTTTACCAACACCGGTTGGCGCTATAACAACACCTACCTCCCCTTTAGCTAATCCTCCAAGTGTTTTATCAATACCCGGAATACCCGTTGGTATTGGATGACGATAGTTTTCATCCAAAGCATCAACAGCATTGGTAAAAACATCTGTATAACCTATATCAGAACTTCCAGCTCTCATTGCTTTTGATATGAGAGTTTCAATTCTGTCGTAGTTTTGAAAATCCCCGCCATCGATGTATTTCTGAGCTTTATTGATTGCCTTTTGAATCTCCTGCTGTTTACAGAATTTAAAAGACTGCTCTTGCACCCATTCAACGTCGGTTAACGTGACATTTTTGACACTGCTTATGGTATCAAGAATAATTCTCAAGGTGGATTCATTCGTATGTTCAGAGTGTATAATGTGCTCCAACGTATCGAATCCTGGGCTTTTTTCAAACTTATTATAATACTCCTTTATATGTTGACAAATAAGTCTAAAATACTTATTATCAAAATAATCTGGCTCTATAACTTCTAATATTGTACTAGAAAACTTACTATCTGAAATAATTTGGTTCAATAGCTTTTGTTGAAAAATATCACCTAAGCGACCAAAGTTTTTCTTATCCACCATGATTTAAATGTTTAGTTTGTTTGATAAATATTGACCTTTGTAGAATAACCGAGATAATCATAGGTTAAATCTTTGTCCGATAAAATATCGGAAAGCTCTCCCAAAATGTTTTTAACATAACGCTTGATGTCGACAGTGTAACGAACCTTTGGGGGATAAAGTTTTGCATCAAATTGCCTATGACAAAGAACTCTATCACCAGATTTAATATAAATATTATAATACTCTGGACCATCGGTGTTCGATGTTGTCAATACAGACGGGTTTCTCATAATCTCATCCGCATAATCTGAAAGATATCCGGCGGTACTGAGTTTCATCTTCATTTCCAATGCTTCCTTCAAATAACAAATATAGTTATAGAACTCATTGGAGTTGTGTGCGTGTTGATTGTAATTTCGCACATTAAAGAATCTTTGTACAATGATATTGTCATTAATTGTTAACAAAAATTCAAGTTTAGTTAAATCTAAATCTTTCATGTTACATTATTTGATTTTTAATTTTTTATTGATTTTTAATAAATGTTTATCGTTATTTATTGATATGGTTACAATTGTAGCCAATAAAAACGCATATAAAGAAATTAGTATTATTGCTTCGGTCCTTTTCTTTATTCTCATCTTGCTTTTCTGAAATTAGATTTTTCTTTTCTGGTTAATTTCAAAAAAGGTTTGATGAAATAAATCCAGGCATCATCCGACTTTGGAAGATACTTGAACATACCATCCTCCATCATCATCTTAATTATGTTTTTGTGATTTCTACCATCAGGATCCAAAGTTTCAGAATAATACGATTTAACAACTTCCTTGGCATCCTCTGTAATCAAAGGATGTTGCAAATTTACAAGTTTTTCGTTTACCTCAAACAATTCATCGCCAAATATTCCCGATTTTGTTTTTCCGGTTAGCAGATTCTTTAGTGCGTAATTATCTTTATCAGATTCAAATATTTCATTTGCTTTATCTAAAATCTGACGTACAGTTACCTTCTCGGAAAACAATTCAGGAAACAAAGAATATAAGGTTTTTTCACCGAGGTAATAAACACCATCTATGTTATCTGACTTATCGCCAGATAGTACCTTATATGTCGCCACGTTTGCGTGTGGTAGTTCATAAAACTGAAGTTTGATCCTATCTCCGTTTTTATAAAATCTCTTGGCAGTGGGCGAATATATGGAAACATTTTCGGATATGAGCTGTGTCAAATCCATATCACCAGAGAATATTGTTATTTTCTCATTCGTCGCAATCTGACAATAATAAGCAATCATATCATCGGCTTCATTATTATCAATATCAACTTGGCGAACAAACATCTCTTCGAGATATTGTTTAACCCTTTGCTTTTGTTCGGTGAATGAATTTTGAATATGCTCTTCAGGTGCATTTCGGTTTTGCTTGTATTGGGGGTAAAATAGCCGTCTTTCAAGAGATGAGTTCTCCCCATCCCAAAACACAACAGCCTTATCGAAGTTTTCATTCTCGATAAACTTCCTCAGTGTGTTGAGAAAATGCCATATACCCCCAATATGCTTACCGTTATGATGGTAGTCTTTGACGCCATGGAAACCTATTTTTAAAAGGTTGTTGCCGTCAACAAGCAATGTTTTGGTCACTAAATTATAAATAAATCGTGATCAAATATGTTTGAATCAATCATAGGACTCTTCGTCATCGATATCATCAGCAGATGAATAAACTTCGCTGATTTCTCCGCTATCGAAGCCGGTCAAGATGTTATTCCAATACTGTGCATATTGCTTCTTATATGCTTCCAGTGCCTCTTTGGTATCATCAATATACCCGTGAGGTGTTGCAATAATTTTACCGTCTTTATAGCTGATACCGTTAACGTGATTCTTTAAAACGGAAATTTTGGTTCTAGTTGCAAAAGTAACAGTTCTTCCGTTTTTGGTTGCTGTAATATGATTAATACCAGCTTTCTTTTGATTTCCAAAAAGAAATACAATACTGGATGCCAACCAAATAGCCTCACCGCCTTTGGCTTTAATCTCTGGTTGAGAATAAGGGTTGTCGGGCAGATCTACCCAAGGTTGATTTACAATAATCATTGAGTTGATATAAGGATAATCCTCTTTTCTCGACTTTGAAATTCTTGAATGCAGTCCCATGCCAATTTTATCTGCAAGGACTTTTGCGTTGTGCATACCACCGCCTTTTCCGTCGAAAGTCATTTTACAAGGCAATGAACCAACGCTATCCCAATAAATAGGAAGACTATACGGTAGTTCACCTTTTTCTTGTGAATCCAATAGATTGTTAACAAATTCGGCAGCTTCCTCAATAGTATCAAAACTATCGTTAAAGATGAAATTACCATCCCATTCACCATCTTCATTTTTCTTAGCATCCAAGCCAAGTTCTACCGCATGCTCCCAGGACCATTTCTTTTCCGTGATAATAAATACAGGTAAATGACCTTTAGCTTGCGCACTAACAGCCGACTTAATTAGGCAGGTAGTCTTGGAGGTGTTTGAGTGTCCAAGGAGCATTGTAATACCACCCATTACCGGTCCAGGCAAACCAGTGGCATTCATAAACTCCTTGCCGCAATCATAAAAATCAAGAGGCTTGTACTTTGTTTTTGTTGAGAATTTTGACTTAATCGAATCTAAAGAAATTTCTTTTTTCTTAATCGCCATTGAAATTAAAATTTAAAGATTAAAAGATTGAAAGAATAAAAAAGCAAGCCCTTGGTTAAAGGGCTTGCCTCTTGGTGTAATAAATTAGAAAGGAAGCTCCTCAAATGGATCTTCATCTGCTTGCAGGTCCAAGTCAGGTTCTTTTGTTGGTTCGTTCTTGATTGGTGCTCCACCAAAAGAATCCTCCGAATCAATATCGGAGTCGTAAACGTATTTGTTTTGATTCTTGTCCCAACGCGGAGTTTTGCCTCTAGCAACAGCCTCAAGATATTCAACAGGCTTTTTGCTGTAAACATCTTCCCACGTATCGGGGTCTTCAATCCAGGACGCAGCCAACTCTTTATTAGTATGAAGCGGTCCCTTGTCCTCATAAAGGATGGATACTACGGATGGATAAGGCTTCTTTGTTTGAGGATTTTTCTGCTCAACGACCTTGATAATGATATCTCGTCCGTTTTCTGCATCTGAAAGCGAACCCTTCGACTCCCAGATAGCCATGATCTTGTCGTAAACACCTTGCTTTCTGTGGTCATGCTTGAATCTCCAAAATTTGGGACCATCGCTCTCGTTTGCCCGATCAATCACTTTTACAATGTAGAAAAGTTTAGACAAATACTTTTTTGCAACTTCTTTGTTCTTTACAGGATCTTCTTTAATAAGCTCCTCGTAAACCTCGCTAATTGGTGACCGCTTACCTTCGTTTTTGGCGGGATCATAAAGTTTCGGTTTACCGTTATCGCTAGGATAGCCGGGTACGTCAATTTCGTGATACCAAACGTTGCTAATCGCCTTGCCACCATTTTTACCGGGCAAAATTCTAATTACATACTCGAATTCGGTTTTACCCTTTGGTAGGACCGGAGAGAAATAACGAGCCTTTCTCTCTTCTTCTGTCATTTTTTTGGTTTGTTTCTTTTCGGAATTCCGAAAAAACTCCAAATCCGGATCGTGAAAATTGTTAGACATAATAGTTAAAAATTAAGATTTAAATAAAAAGTTTATGTGGTACTCTAAAATTGTGGCACAAAGATAATATTGTTTCTCAATATATGTGGAAATTTCTCTGTTTTTTTTTAAATTCTTTTGAAGCCGCCGGTCTCCAACATATCGTCGCCAAAGTTTCTGAAACTCTTTTTTATATCGTTGGGTGAATAATCCTCAACTTCATCTTTGGTCAAAATATATTCGTTTTTACCGGATTCCTCCATTTCAGGTTCTTTTTCTGCAAAGAAGTCTGTAAGTTTTTGTCTGTAAGGACCAGAATCCAAACTTCTTAATTCAAGTTTTTCTTCGGGTGTTTTTACACGATATTTTTCAATTTTGGAATCCAACGAATCCAATTTTCCCAAAATATCATCCATTACCGATAGTTTTCTTTCAAGATCATCCAACTGAGCCATTAAAGTCTCTGTCATATCATCCTGTTTTTTCTCAAGAACTTTTTGAGCATTAACCAAATCGGTAACTTCTATTTCCTTACCCTTATCCACTTTTTCAACTTCTTCCACATCTGGATTTTCATCAACATCGACAGGGGTTGGTGGTGGAAGTGGTTCTGATGGCGGCATTGGTTCGGTTTCGGCACCAGCAGGAGGGGGCGGAAGCGCCGGAGGAGGCGCTCCGCCAGGCGCAATACCTGGGGCACCACCTTCGGGTGGGGGTAAACCAGTTCCACCAGCAGGAGGTGGTTCAGGAAGCGGGGCTTCTTGCTCGCTTATGTAGTTTGTAATACTTTTGTAACGTCTAATTTCGTTAAGTATTTTTTCGTCTATTCTCATCTAGAATTAACCATTTAAAAGTTGTTTTATACCATCAACGGTTTCAACTTGAATTTTTTTATTCGATCGCATGGTATTGTCAACGCGCTCAATTAATCCATCTTTCATTCTTACGGTATAACATTCGCCGGTTTCAAGATCGCAAACCTGCTTCATTCCGTTGCCCATATCTTTTTCACTGGTTCTTGTGGGCTTACCAAGATAGTTTTCCAAAATATTTTTTACGCTCATAATTTCTTTATATATAAATACAATAATTAACCAAAATTGTTCCAAATGTTTATAGATTTCTGAACTTTTTCTTCCAAGTCTTTTAAACTTGTTTCGGGCATAGTGGTGTAAACGTTCTCATTTTTTTTGACCGCCCCATCATTTATTATCCAAAACTTAGTTATTTCTTTAGCTGAATTATCTTTTAAATTGAACATTCTGTCTTTCCATCTTAATAACAAAATATAAACGTTTGAGTTCAAATCATTAAAAACTGCATAAGGTGTTGTATATCCACCAGAACTTAAACAGAAAAATTGTTGATTACCACTAAAGTACGTCGAATTATTACCCCAGTTTTCGTTTAACTCTACCCCGGAAAAATTATTTTCATATGCCTCGAATCCAGTCTCGGTTCCTGACTCAAGATACAACGCAGCAAAAACAACATACTTAAGTTTTTTATCATCAACAATTCCGATCGATGAAATTAAAGATGTAATAACGTTGTACGCTTCCTTAAATGCGATTTTTTTACTCTGGGGTGTTATTCTATAGAAAGTACCATATGAAGTCAACGGTGTACAATTAGGGTTATCGCTAACCTCTTTACCTCTATTAGCCTTGGCTACAACCTTATCTTTTTGGGTTATCACATTTCCTTGTGCATCTTTTGTTTCAATAGGCTTATTTTGTTTATTTTTATCAATAATTGTTTTAAGCAAATTGGTCCTAAGAGCCTGTATATTTTGATCCACCTTCGGTAGTGCTGCGGTTGGTTGTCTTATACCCACTACGCTTGTTGTAAAGTCCCCAGGTTCAATAGTATGATTAACTTCCAATATCATATATGGACCTGTGAACATTGGAACATATCTGAGATTAAAATACATAGTTGGTTGTATAAGAGCGTTCCCCATCATGTTTAATGTACAACTATAACTTCTATTCTTGTACAAGTTGTAAAGAGATATATTCTGTGTTGATGCCGCTCTGTTGCCACCAAGGTTAGCCATCTGATTTATTATCTGAAAAGCTTCCGAAGTAGCCTTTCCGGCTTCTTGTCCAACAGAAAAAGATTTTATAAGTTGTTGATTCTGGGGTCCAATATCTACATTGAATCCGACAACTCTATTTGATTTATCCCAATCGTTTTTATCTATTTGATTCTCCACAAGGGGGTTATCACTAGCTCTTCGTAAATCAAATGCATCATTCCTGAATCTAAAATCAACATTATTTTTAAGATCCAAAACCTCGCTTGGTCTATCACTATAAAAGCAAACAAGTTTTGATCCACTCTCTCTGTAATCCACATTCAAAAACGTACCAAATAATGTGTTCGCGAACTCAAGCGTACCCTCTGTTTTTGGTTTTGGATTCTTGACTGCGTTCTGTACGTTATAAAAGTTAACATACGAAGGAATATTCATAACCACAAAATGGTTTTCAATCAAAATAGTTTGAACGAAATTAAGCATTGAATTCTTCTCATCTATATTAACCAACTTATTCTTTAACTTAAAAACATCAACAAGTACCTTGTCGCCGATATTTCTACTAGCTCTATCCAATAATAGAACATCCTCAAATAAAGTTTTGTTCTTAAAGTCTCCACCTGCAATCCATTTGTCATTAAGTGCTTTGAATGATTCCCACAATTCAACCTTGGATTGTGTTCCCTGTAAATCGGAGAAAACTTGACCCTCGGATGTATTAGTTACATTGGGTAAACCAAATCTAACCTTTGGCATTAGATTATCAATTATTTTACCTTGGAAATCATCTATTTGAGTTAAATAGTTTGTCATAGAATCGTAAAACGCATTCAATCCGCTTCTTGTTAAACTATTTGGAACGTCACTATACTGAGCCGGAGTGTTTATAGTTAAAGATACAATGTACTGATTGTCGTTAGGGTTTGTGGAAGTTGAACCATAAATATTCTCGATAGCCTCATTGATTAATTGAGTATCTGTTGGTAATATGGTATATAATCCTGTAAACAAAGTTAAGTTGACTGAATTTCTAAGAACGGCTCTTTTTTCGGCACCCTTTTGCTCAACCGTCACTGTTGTTCCATCTTTCAATGTTGCAAGAGCAGATATGAAAACCGAACTGAATGTAGGTGGTGGTATTACATTAGACTGAAACTGATTTAATTTTTGAGTTGCATACATCCGAATAATTGGTGCAAATCTTTCAATGTTATCAACATTGAACGCAATATTCATATCGATAAAGAAATCTGTTATGAAGGATCCACTATCCTTATATTCAAGTTGCGGAATATCCGAGAACCCAACATATGTTAATAACTTCTTCCACGGTTCCGGGTAGTTGAATCTTGAGTTTGCTAAAGTAATATTCCCACCACTGTAAGGTAATGCAAATGGCGAGGATACAGTATAGTTATTCCAGGTGTATGGATCGATAAGCGGTAGCGAAGAAAACGTATAAAACAATCTTCTATCATACCTAGACGGATTCCCATACTTGAATGCTATATCGTAATTTAGGAAATTTGACACATACGATCCAATATTCGTCAATTGCTGAGATTGAAGTTCCGTAATTATGGTCTCGGCAGTATTTGCACTTAGTGTTGGTATGCGCATCATATTGCGCATGAGCATCTGGAAATTCTTAAAAGATTTTTGAGTCTCAGTTTCGTTTTCTGAAAATGTTTTATAATCGTAATCGTAAATTGATTTTGAGAAATCCAAAAACATTTGTTCAAAACCATCGAGTACTGATTTTTCAAAAACAGAAAACAAATCGGTTATAGATTCATAATTATTTGAATCCCCGTTTAGTGAAAAGTTTTCCTGAATTGATGAAGCAGAAAAAATTTGTTTCAAATAATAATATGGACTCGGTTTGGATATTTTTGAATTGTCAAAATATCCAAAGTTTGGGGCTGCCCAAAATGTTCTGACAGATCCGTTGAAAACGGATGTATTCCCTGAAACTTCAATGGTTAGTTTATCGTTCGTAAAACACTCTTGATTTGTCTGGTTAATCAAAGAACCTTCAGAAGGTATCGCATATGTAAATTTTCCATCTAATGTATTTACCGTAACCGTCCATGGAATAATCCTTAAATCTCTATTCGGATTACCAGGATCAAAGCTCTCGGATTTATTAATAATTGCCTGAGCCACATAATTTAATGTAAGTCCAGACGTTAAAGCATCTTGTATATTTCCACTGGTATATCCAGTTGATGTATAGTTAGTTACAACGAAATTTTGGTTATTCAAGTTCTGGGATCTTGATACAACATAATCACCATCTCCGTTTGGTACTCCGCTTATTTGTGAAACAACTTGTGTATCAGCTAAAATACTACTTCCAGATATAATTGCACCTGGTTGCAAATCATTAATATTTAAACCAGAAACAGTCATGGTTGTTGCATTTATTGTGCAACTCCCGGTTACGGTGGTGTATGTTCCAATTATTTCAAAACCCTGATAAAATACATTAAAATCATTTATTGTTTTAGGATAAAAACCAACATTCATTAATGTCGATGTTTCTGCACCGATTAAATTGTTATCTTGAAGTACAATATCTATCTGAGCACCGTTTATAATAAGATTATAAGTTCTTGTTTCTGCCGATGTGATAGGATCGTAATTGGTTAAATATGGAAAATCCTTCCAGCTTTCATCTAGAATATCAACTTCATCCTCTATGGATTTTTTATATCTATGCCAAACGGATCCAATTTTTAAAACCCAAGCATAAGGTAACTTATGAACCGCGCCATATTTTTTTAACGTTGCAAAGATATAATCCAAATCGATTGTTGCGCCTTCACTATATGTTTTGTATTTTTCCCTCAGTGTTGCAAGAGGTAGTGAGTTTATAAAATAATATGCGGCAGACACAAATGGGTAATCATCACCTTGTCTAAATTTTTTAACACCTTCCTGTATTGCATTAACAAAATATGGTGTATTAAGAATTGATACAGTTTGATCCGATCTTATACCACCGCTATAATTAATATATCTTAAATTACCCTCAGTTGGAAACTGTTTATCGAAAGATCTACCCGCATAATAGGTTCCAAGAAAGTTTAAATTACCTGTACCATCAATATTTTTATATACAAAATTTGTAATTGGTCTGTTTACATCTGTACTTGTTGTTTCAGAAAAATTAGCAATTACTTTATTCGTAGTGTTATAAAGCAAAGACTTTCGGGTATCCAAAGCCATGTTTGCATCTTGTATGGTTGTACCATTTGCCATTTGAGTGGTTACCCAATCTTTATTGGTGAAAGGAAATGTATCGGTGAAATCAAACCTATTCGAACCGGTTGAACCACTAATAAACTCAATAATTGCCTGTTCGGATGGTAAAGAAATTTGTGGCTGTGAAATATTCGATCCGAGCTTATCAACATTTAAAAATTCAAAACCGGAATTATCGATTAAGTTTTTAATATATCCGGTATTAAAAATACCTCTAATATAATTTTGCCAACTTTCACCTACACCGCCATTTGAAAACTGTCTCAATATTGTTGGGAATGTATTTGAGTTAAAGTTGTAATATTTAAGTTTTTCGATTATAAAAGGATTATCATTTGATAAACTTTTTATAATGTTTTCACTCTCCGATTCAGCAATAATATTCAATATCTTGGATTCGTCGGCGTTACTTCCCTGAGCTCTGGATAGTTTTGAAAAATTGGATATGAATATAACTCTTTCATATATTTCATAAAAATATTTTACCTCCTCTTTATTGCTAAATACGACATTTGATATTGGAAACTCAATTGAATTTAGAGTTGTTCGCATGATATCAGTACTCTGATTCATATTCTCAGTTGGATCTGCCGGCGGGAGAGTTCTTTCGATCAAGCCCTTAATGAACTCCTCGACAAATTCAACCTCAGCCCACACATCAAAAAGATAAGCCTTTGTTCTATCTATGATATCCGGATCGCCTGGATATCTTATCTCGTATAACTCTTGGTTTTTATCCCCTGTGGTTGCCACAATTAACTGTGGGAAGGGATAAACAGGTTGGTTGGCAACATCCCCCGTCAGCAAATTATCGGCGGAAGCGTTGGCGATTTGTTTGTTAAATATGACCTCTTTTCTATATTTGTTATCTCTTTGTTCCCAAGCTTTTGTATGAACATCATCCATCATTCTTAAAAACGCTTCCCCGCTAGCAAATATAACTGCTAAAACATTTCTTATATTAGGAACAAATCCAATACCATTGTTTTTATCTTGCAACAAGTTTCCCAAGGCATTTGTTAATTCAGTTTCAACCTCTTCTCTTCTTGCCTTTAGATCCTTTCCCATTCTGTCGATTAAATCGATGAATCGGTTATTGCCTTCAAATATAAAGTTTTGAATTTCAGGTATAATTTGTCCATCCTTGAGTGTTATTACTGCAGAGCTGAAATACTTTCCACTTATTAAATCGTTTAGTAAATTTTGTATATCGCTTCCAGTTGGTTGATTTTTACCACCACGCTGACGATAAGTTTCCTCTAAATCAACATCGTTTTCTTGTAGTTTGATTAAAAAAGTATCGTAAGAAATCCCGTTTGGGATGGATAACTTTTTTTCCTTATTGTTTACAGTATATTTACCGTTAGAACCAACGGTATTGTTCTTAGATAAAATATCGTTATATTTTGATATAAGACTTTTAAGTTCAGATATTGCATTTTGTTTTTTATCTGGTGTGTTTATTTCGGTCTTAAATGTATAGACTCTCTTTTTTGTTTCCTTTAGTACATAAAAGTTTTTTTGATCCATGTACTTATCAAACCATGAAACTTTTGTTGTATAAAAAACATTTTTAGAATATTCATTTAAATCGTTTTGGTACTGATCCAAATCAGTTAAAGGCGTTAAGTTCTGTTTACTGAAGTTATCGAGAGTATTTTTTATGAAATTTTCAACCCTATCTTGTAACTGAACCAAAGTTATCTCAGGAAAGTCATCGGCTATTAAACCTTTAGTCTTGTACTCGCTGTACATTTCTTTTATCTTCTGATAACCTTTCTCGACAATAGCATCATCAACATCTGAAAACTGTCCAGGATTTCCGTTTGTTGTCTGTATTTTGACTCTTGATTTGTACATATGCGGAGCAGCCAATAGGGTCGCCATCGGCAACTCGCTCAATACACTATATTTATATGGATAGAACTCAAGATTGATTACAAAGTTACCTTTATAAGAATCGTATCGAGCATTGAAACTTTGAAGCATCAATGCTAGTCTAACCGCCTTGCCGAAATAACCCTTTATTGTTAGATAAAATAAAGGATACGGCATATTGAAAAATGTGGCATAAGGAGAGTTATCACCCGATTCAAATAATGCTCTACCTTTAACATCCTCAAGGGTTATACTTATCGTCGGATTGAAAGCGGTGTTTTGCCTTATATTGATATAGGTTATACCGAGAAGACCATTATCAACCGCGCCTGGTTTTCCATAAGAGTTTATGGTTTGACGAATATAATAATCGTTATCTTTCTGAGGGTTCTTAATTGAATTGGAAACAGGCTGATTTACGCCTTCACCCTTAATAGAGTCTTTACCGGTTATTTCATCGGTATAACTTTCATCCATAAAAGTTTTACCACCTGGTTTCAAAAAATTTATAGTTGCAACGGATATAGTTTGTATGGCATCATCAAGTGATACACCAAGTGCTAATTTTGTTCTGGGTAAAACTTTGCACTCCAAATTTGCATAGAAAACCAAATCCTCTTGCTTTACAAGACGTTCTTTTGCATTTCCATTTTCATCAATAACTTTATTCGGATCTACAATTATTATATTATTGTAATCGAACTCTACTAGTATGTTTTCTGTCTTATCTGCCATAATAGAATAAATAATTATCCAACTGATTTTTATAATCTTGTAATGAAGGTACTAAGGGAAATGGAATAGTCAATATAGCACCATCTGGAATATTCCATTCTTGCCCTCCGTAAAGAGGATTTGCTTGCAATATTAACCAACCGAATGTTGGAGAGCCATAATACTGCTGAGATATTTTATCAAATCTGGACATGCCAACTTTGTAAATATGACGCTTGTCTGTTGACTTGGATGGCAGATTAATATATGGTACAACTGTTTGTTCGCCGTTGACAATAAAATCTGAATATCTGTTATATGCCTGTCTTGCCATATCAATTAAAAGTTATTTTATTTCTGTAAAGATCGATTATATTTTGTTTCTGGATCTCGTTATTTGGTCCAGGAACTGTTGTATAATCAAACTTCCTGAGTTTACCTGTTGGGTACATTATATCGGTTATTCCGTCTGTTAAATTTTTAAAATTGGAAGAGTTCTTAAACTGATTGAATTTAGTTTTTTCTGCTTCAAGTTCTTTACTGTAAATCTTTTCTATTTTTTCAACAGCTTTCTCAAACTTATTTCTTAAACTAACCGGACTACTATAGTTTGCAATACTACCTTTAATAACAAAATTTATAAACTCTTCTCGTTTGTTTTTGTCGGTTATAACTCTAGACATCAGAAGAAAGAAGTTTAAATCTTCAGTAGTCTCAATTGGTCTATTATCCGTTAAACGGAAGAAGCAACCATTTTCCTGTCTCGAATATGTTTTAACAAAAGCAAAGTAATAACCATCAGCCGAAATATTAGAGTTAAAACCATTTTTTGAATCCATTAATGTATATTCAAGTCTATTGTAATCCATTATAAACTCTTCGAATGTGTTTAAAGGTACAGTCCCATCACTATAAACACTCGATTTAGATACTCCTGAAGTTCCACTTATGTTATAAACCCTTGGTTGATTGTTTTCTAGTATTTTACCATCAGTTGATGTTGATATAAGATTTGCCTTTTGTATTAAATAAACATAATTTTGCTGAAATTCAACCATCTCCTGTATTGCTATGGCTATATCATTGTTATAACTCTGAGATAGTAAATCAAGATAATCGTTCATGTTTTGAATAACTTCTCTCATAGGTGTTGCATTGGTATCAGTACCAAAAAACGTTTTTAAATCAATTAGTATTGGATTTTTAAGTTTAGTTATATTTGCTTTGGCTTTATCAAACTGATATTTAATTTCATCCTCCCATCCTGTTGGTTTACCGTACAATTCTATTTTTTCTATCGGATTACTTATATCCCATTCGTTATACTTTCTGTTATTACTTAGCATCTGAATAATACCAAAATTATATGCGTTGTTCAATGTTTCCATTTTATTGGTCACCAACTGAATATAACTTCTGGTATCGGTTAACAATTGATCCATTAAACGCTGATAAGTAATTTCCCCTGTTTGACCGCTCGCGACTGGTATATTAGTGATTATATCACCAATTGTATTTCCCGCATCATTTGACTGTTGATTAGGTACATCATTCACTGTGGCAGGAACTTGACCAGCAAGTATCGCATCAACAACTTGTTTGTCGAGAGCTGAAGTATCTTCCGTTGGTACAGCCCTCTCGTCGTATATTTCCGTATTTGCATAATAGTTAAACGACAAAGCATTCTGCAATTGCTCCACAGGTTTGGCTAGACCCATACCACCAATGATTTTAAAGTTCATTGTTACATTGACAATCATAGGCTGAATACCAATTCCTTCAGGATTCAAATCAAAGGTTATTGGTTCATACGAGAATGAAACACCATCAGGTACTATTTTGGTATGATAAAAGTCACCTATTCTTAGAACCAATATCGGCGGAGCGCCAAATGAGGTATTAACAGCATCGTTGTATTTTGGTTGCCCATCAGTTCCGATTGTGGGTATTGTCTCACCAGGTCTAACACATTGATTTAGAAATGTAAGGCGAGCATTCAAACCCTCAGGAGTTGTCGAGTGAAAAGCCGGATTAAAATAACGTATTTTCTCCTTAAATGTATTATACAACATTGGTACCTCCTCTTTGATAATATCAAAGTAGTCGCACTCGCTAAACAAACTTCTTAATATCTGTTTGCTTATACCTTCTTTTAATTTCTTAATAACATCGACAGTTGGTTTGGGTTTTGGAACAGGTATTGTCTCAACATTAGGTGGGGGTATAACCTCGGGTTTTTTAACTATGTCAACAATAGGTTCCGGATCTGGTGTTGGAATAACATCAATACTTGCAATCTTAACTCTTCTGCAAGCCATGGCATTAACAGAATAAATCTGTGAGTTGCTTGTAACAGTTCCAGTCCCGCCTGTTATATTTTTTGTACAATTAACCTCAAAGCCTGTACCCAAGTCTCCTTTCGGAATAACAATGTTCTCACCTCTTCCTGTTTGTGAAACAATCTTAAATGTTCCATCATCCAAATAAGGACCTAAGGTTGCATCACCTATTTTATAGTTTTTGAAAAACTTTTTAACCGAATCAATTCTCCTCTTCGATAGTGATACGTTGTAAGTTGGGTCGGCAGGAGCGGATGCAGAACCAAGCATTGAAATAGTTATTGTACCTTTCTTTTCTTTAAGAATATTATAAGCATCAACAATAAAATTGCTTTCGTTAACGGCAATTTGGTTAAAGTTATTTTGTATTACATTTGTGAAGAACTCTTTAACTTTTACAGCCCTACTACAATATTCAGTATTCTTTTTACAAAAATTTGAGTTTTCAGGAAATGTTGCATTCGCCGTATCTTCCATTTGTTGTACAAATGTTGCAGCACTATAATTTCTGTAAGTAACATCAAAAGGTACTGTAGATGTTTCTCTTCTTGTATTTGGATCTGGAATATCATTAAAGAAATAAAATCCTAATTCTAAATATTTCTTTTCAAATTCTTTTGCTGTTTCATCATTCGTAAGCGCTTTACCACTCACATTGTTTTGAACACCCGTTGTACCGTCTTGGGGTCCAATAACAGTTGGGGCTTTGGGAATTTCCTTATTTATATTAATCAACTCCTCTTCAGTGAGTCTTGGATTGTTCAATATTTCTTGATACGTATAAAGCTGAGATATTGGTATTGTGTTAAATTTTTTAGCTAACTCGTATATATCAAACTTGACGCACCCCGCAAAGAAAGAATCAATTATTGAATCAATTCTTTCTTGTGGAACACCTTTTAATTGTTTTTCAACAATAGTGTTCATTACCGAAGGATGATCGACTATAATTTTCCAACTCAATGTGCCCGACCTAGATGTTTCTTTGTAAGTGTAAATTGGCTCCGGTCTACCAAGGAATGTTGTCGAATTGAATGATGAAGAACTCGAGTCACTGAACTTGATGTCATAAGGTGGGAACCACATTACTCTACCACCATTTGGACCCTTCTCACATATTGGTAAATCATCATAAGTAAATCCTGGTCTGCTAGATGTTCTCCAAGCCAAATTCTCGATCGAAAACATGTATTTTTTGGCATGCAAATCTCCTTTCGCATTTGGTAAAATATTTGTTGAACCCGGGTTTCTAAGCGGTGCAATATTAAGATTGTACGTATTATCGAACACAGAATTTACAAATCTTCTTCCCGATGTCGTTATACCATCCGTTTTTTGTAAATCGGCATAGGTATAATATGGCGTATCCTTTGTGAAAACTCTGCAATACTCAATACCCGCTTCTGCTC